GTTGCACCGGTTAAGTTAAGTAACGCGCACTTTCTTGACCTGATGCCTATCTGCCGTGATTTTATGAAAGGAAAGTGCTCCCGTAGTAATTGCAGATTTGAGCATCCCCCTCGAGCTAACGAGGTTAAAAGAGCCGACCTGGTTGCGGTCGTTAAACGCAGGAGCCTGACTGAAATGGCTTACGAAATTGGTTCATTGCCGATTGAGTTATGCTCAACCGATGTCCATCTCAAGCGCTTGGTTAAGTTTTGTACGAAGCTTAACGTTCCTCATCTGGAGGTCAACTACTCTTCTAACGGCGTCACGCACCATCCTGAGGATGGGGTCGTGGTGCGAGGAGTGGCCACCAGACGCGCGCTTAGTGCTGGTATTAGGTTGTTCAGTCAGCTCCACCCTCAGGTGTCAAAAATTGACATCGTGGACCTCTGGGGTTCGTCTCGCACGCGGGCTTATCTTAATAAGGTGGCTCATCGCGACGGTTACGACAAGTCTATGTTTACCTATCAGCTGTTGTCGGGTGTGTATGATTCTAAGGACATGCTCCGTGACAACAAAGGAAACAGGATGGTCGAGACCGATTTCCTAGGATGGAAAGCGGACCTGGCCCTGATTCAGGACGTGCAGCAGCATGTCACTTCGCGTGAAAAGATTTTTTCTATGATGCGGAACACTAGTGTTTTGGCATTGATCTTCCACGTGGAGCAGGGTGAAATGGGGTTCAACGGACATAACGGCTTTTATGTTCGTGAGGGTGGTTGTGTCGTCAATTGGGCATCAATTGACGACGCTCCATATCGCGACACGGAGGATTTCGTGTGGTTGTTCGAGTCTTCGGCGGCTGTCTATGAGAACATACCCATTACTTGGTGTGTGCAAAATGTGTATGCCAACGCATATTTTTGCATATTCGCCAGGAATTGGACAGTTGGTCGATTGCCGGGGGTAGTATTGTATAACGAATTTCAGCGAGTTAGGTTCGAGGTAACGAACCGTCCTGAAACATGGGTTCATTGGCGTTTTGTCCAAGACACCTATGAGTCATACTTCCCCTACAAGGCACAGTATGCGGATGTTATTGTCTTTATGCCTTTCGCTATGTTAGGTCAGCAGTACCTCTGTGGAGTCTCCACTGGGGTATCAGCTGATAAGAGGCTAGACAAGTATATGTCCGATCTGTTTGCTGAAGACGAGCGGATGAAGGTCTTGCAGAGACATAGGCCCAATTTGTACCTTTCCTTAGTTACAAATACCGTGGCTTATGCTCGTAGACTGGACGCTGAGCGACTATATGAAACTACGTATCTCAGCATGGGGGTAAGTGGAAGGATAGCCACGGCAAATAGGTGGAGAGCGCTGGTCGGGGTCGACGCCGGGTTCGCCCGGAGATGTTGCGGCTGCAGTGCTTCCTCCTGTTCGGCTATGCTGAACCCCAGTTGTTGGAAGGGTGTGTTTTGTTTCTTTTGTGGGTTGTGGAGTGAGGTTGAAAATTCCCAGATTCGTATAACCTCTTGCAACTTGCAGGAAACGGCGTGGCACCCCGAGTTCGACAACGCTGTTTTACGTAAAGCCGACCTCGGTGTTTGCGATTTACCTATGGGTGTATACAAGTTACCCATAAAATTTCTTTCGAAAAGGTGGGAGACCCAAACACCTTTACCCAAGAATTTTCGCGGAGTTAAGGACGTCACTAAGGTCGAGTTGTGGATAGGCAAGAAGAAGGTCGCCTATCCTTTCGACGAGATCTTAATGGAGCAAGTTCCTCTGAAGAAAGTTGTGACCTATTATGGTCCTTTCATGGTGCCTTGGCATGCTAATCAAGAGTCTGCGGGCGGCGCAATCGGGATGCTGAACGCTTTGATGACCCCAGTGGTTAACACTGAGGGGGAAGAAGCTACGGTTGAAGAGAATGCTGCTGCTAGTGGATGGAGTCTGCAGCTGGTACCATTGAAGGGATTTTTCCAGGCAGTAAGCTTTACTGAACAGGATCAGCGCTCATGGTGTGACGCTCACGTGAAGAAAGCGATATACACTCCTGCGCTTGAGAGGGCTTTGAAGGCTGAGAAAAGATGCTCGGCTTATAAGTGCTCTATGATAGCGAAGACGAATGAGCTCCTGTTGAAAGACAAGGAGAGGATCATTCTGGCCCCACCCGTGGAGTTTGTTGCTTATTGGGGTTATGAGGCTAGTGTTATGAACGCTAGACTCAAGGAAGAGTTCGGACTAGAAAATTTTTGGTACGAAAGGAGGTGTGGGGAAAAGGCGGTAGGGCACGTCATTTGGGGAAGTGGTACATCCCCCGAGGAGCGAGGTGCGTTCTTTGACGAAGCCTTGACGATTCCGCCAAACCATTTCGCCTTCACAGCGTGTGGAGATGACATGTTGGCCTTAGTCAACCTTGAAGGTCGAGTAATAGCCGTGGAGTGTGATGCCTCTAATTGGGATCATGCTCAGGTGGCTCTCGAAATAGAGGACGATATGGCAGGTGCGTTGGTCACGCAATCGAGATACTATAAGAAAATGGGAGTAAATCCAGAATTGGTTGACGAGTTGATGTATTCAGGCAGTACAATCACTTGGAAAAACCACGCTACGAGCTCTCTAATCAATGTGGTTCTCGGTTATTCGCGTAGGATGACAGGAAATTTGGATACGACCGATGGCAATACCATCAACACTATCCATCTTTACTGGCACCTATTATCGAAAGCGATCAACCTTGGAGTCAGCGCTGACGAGATGGAAGTTTTTATTAGGGCGACCGGATGGGAGGACTTCCGTGTCAAAATAAAAACTAAAGTACTAGACGATCCGCGTGAAGCCACCTTCCTCAAGGGGTTTTACGTTGATTGCGAGGTCGGGGATAAGAGGATGTCAATCTGGCATCCTTCTCCAGAGATATTGGTGAAGCTGGGAGCTTCTGAAAGTGACCCTATGATGAATGCCAACTATAGGAAGTTGTGCAAAACTCATGGGTTACCTTTAGAGGCTGCCAGGGCGATGCGCGTTTACGATATAGTAAACAGTTGGACGTCATTTCACCCTATGCCGGTCCTTGATGGATTAGTTCTGATGATTCCTCCAGTGATCAGAACTTCGCGAGCCGAATCCATCAAGCGAGTCGCCGACCTGGACAAGTGGGACAAACCGCAGCTAGGAAAAATGGATATCAAGAGCAAGGATTTTTCTCCTATGCTCCGAGTTCTTGGTATCGAGCATCAATTGGAATCCTTCAACCAATTGTGTGCTAGAACAACATGGGCTCCTGGCATGTTTGTCGCGCATCCACTTGTGGGCATATTGGCTCAACGTTACACCTAATTAACGTGCCTGAACGCGCAACCTGGGAATTGAGGACTCCCCCGAAAC